AAACGTCGTATTTGCCGATCATATATCGATATGGGTCTAACAAGGGCGAGAATTTGATGAAAACTTTGCGCTCTTCAACATTGCCTTCTTGGCTATTTACATGATGTAAATCCTTAATATGATAGGGATGGTTTAAAGCAATACTCTGATAATTTGAATCATTCATTTCGAAAAAACGGCTATAAATTGGATTATATAACTGTAGCTCTTGGATTTCATATGGATTAAAGTCTTCATGGGGATTCTGTTGTTGCAATTCCTCTAAATGAATTGTATTCGGTTTATAGTAATTCAATTTATAATCCATGTGTTATACGTTTTCCAAATAGATTTTAAAAAATAGTTAAACGTAATAGCCTTTCTAGGTGCGTGTTTAATCAGTCAAAATTTAATCTAAGAGATTTAGTATACTCGACATTCCTAAATATGACATTGCAATTGAAAAAGTTCGATATGAAATGGATTACCTTTAAACCGAATGAAAACAAGGGTCCGGTGATTGTGATGATTGGTCGTCGTGATACAGGTAAATCGTTTTTAGTGCGCGATTTGCTTTTTCATCACCAAGACATTCCGATTGGCACCGTGATTTCAGGAACAGAAGCCGGAAACGGTTTTTATTCGGCTCATGTACCCAAGTTGTTTATTCATGAAGAATACAATACGGTATTGGTGGAAAATGTTCTGCGGCGTCAAAAAGCGGTGCTAAAACAAATGACAAAAGAAAAAGAGCAGTTCAATCGTTCTACAATAGATCCTCGTACATTCGTCATTTTAGATGATTGTTTGTATGATCAGTCTTGGACAAAGGATAAGATGATGCGTTTGATGTTCATGAATGGACGTCATTGGAAGATTATGCTTATTATTACCATGCAATATCCATTGGGTATACCTCCCAATCTGCGTACGAACATCGATTACGTTTTTATTTTGAGGGAGCCCTATTTGACCAATCGTAAGCGTATTTGGGAGAATTATGCATCCATGTTTCCTACATTAGAGTCGTTTTGTTCGGTCATGGACCAAACCACGGAAAACTACGAGTGTTTGGTCATCAACAATAATGCAAAATCGAATAAATTGAATGATCAAATATTCTGGTACAAGGCGGAAAATAGACCGGCTTTTAGACTGGGTTCGAAAGAATTTTGGGATATTTCCAAGGAAATGGGATCGGATGATGAAGGAGAGCAATACGATCCGTCAAAGTCGAAAAAGCGTAATGCAGTGTCGATCAATGTGAAAAAATCGACCAAATGGTAAGAAGAATGCAAAAATAGTTTAGTAAAAAGAATAAAGGTAATTCGCATTATAAAACAATGAATAATAGTCAATTTTTCATTGTTTTTACAACGTTATGTGCAATCATATTTTTAGAGAAAAAAATGCCGTATATTGGTAAAATCCACGTGGCTTCGTTTTTACATTGTTGTATTACGGCGATTACGGCGCATTATGTACTTATAAACGATCCATGGAAATTTCTGACAATATACGAATACAATATGGAGGATTTTCCGTTAATTGCTCAAATCGTTCCCTATATTAGTTATGCATTCGGGTTTTATGACTTATATTACGGAATTACATTGAGAAAAGTAGATTTTATAATTCACGGAACTGTGTTTACCACGAGTGCACTAATTACAGATTATTACAATGCAATGCATTATTCCTATATGGGATTGTTATTGGAAACAAGCACACCTTTTTTCCATTTATTACATTACAAAAATCCGTTCATCGAAACGGCTTTTGCCTTTACCTTTTTATTATACCGATGTGTGTTTTTTCCCATTATGACCATTATTTATTTCTTTCGCACTTATAACAATATTGTAAATAACGAAATGAACCTGGAAAAAGGAGTAATAATTTGCGCATGCACGCTAAACGCGCTCAATATATATTGGGGCAGCAAAATCGTCAAACGAGCCATCCGAAAATATTATCCTGCAAAAGAAGACTAAATAATTATACAATCGTGTATAATTATTTTACGATTTACATTTCATCGCGAATATTTGCCGCACCTGTATCCTTTAAACGTTGTTGTTCCTTTTCCATCAAATCCTTTTCGTGTTGTTCGCGATCTTCTTCATTTGCTACATCACGGCTTTCGAAATCAACGGTGTCTGCTACACCTACCAATTCACCCTTTTCATTAAGCGTCTGGGTCAATTTGTTTCCGCTTTCCTCGGCTTTCTTAATATTTTCTGCAATTGCCTTTTCCTTCGTCTCCTTGACCCTCTTGTCGAACTCCTCCTTTGCCTTCTTCTCGTTCTTGATCTTCTCTTGATGCAATTTGTTCAATTCCTCTTCCATGAACTCCACACGACCCGTCTTGTATGCATTTGGATCCCATGGTAGCCATACACCTACAGGTGCTACGAAAATGTCGTGATTTGGATCACGCTCTCTTAGCTTCTTGCAGTGGAATTCGGCTTCTTCTTGTGTGGAAAAGTTACCACGGTTTTTCAAACCACGCACAGAAGTCTGGAAACCATGTTCACGTTGGAATTGCTCGGTCAATTTATCCTCGTTCTTATCCAGGAAATTTTGATAATCACCGCTCACAGACTCAGACTTTAGGCGATCTTCCTCCTCCTTACAAAAATCATTGAAATCGGCGAAAACCTTCTCACTGTTCAATCCATATTTATAACTCAAATAATTAATGAAATCACCGAATTTAGCCATAGATTTAGTGAAATCGAAACGCTGAATAAATTGATCAAACAAAAACATCTCGCGCTTTTCCAAAATCTTATCGGGTGAAAGAAAAGACATACAACTAAAACCTTGACCAGCGATTTTCTCGTCTTGGTCCAGCACATCTACATATTTAGGATTTGGAGAACCATCGTCCAACTGTTTTCTCTCAAAACTAGACATTATATTGTAACCCCGCAATCAGTATTTAAGTGTTTTCTCGCAAAATAGTTATTTTAGGCGTTTATTATTTTTTCCACAATAATATATATAATGGACGCTATGTTTGACATTCAAGAACTTATTAAACGTATCATCAAATACTTGGTTGAGGGTATCATGGTTGCTATTGCTGCTTACTCCATCCCTAAGCAATCTCTAAAGGTTGAAGAAGTAATCATCATTGCTTTGACTGCTGCTGCTACATTCGCAGTTTTGGACGTGTTCATTCCTTCTATGGGTGAATCCGCTCGTGGTGGTGCTGGTTTCGGTATCGGAGCAAACCTAGTTGGTTTCCCTGGTGGACTATAAGTTTAGAGGAAACTAATTTGAAAATATAATATAAAAATTTAGCTATTGTTATATTATGTTGTGGATACAGCGTATTCCTATTTTAAGACGATTTTTCGAAAAACACACTATTACTTCTGCCGGCAGATGGAACTTACAATACGGACAATCCGTTGATTTTAAAGCAAATATGTCCAACGAAGACCATTGTGGCACTTGTGGTCAATATGCATTGTTAAAACAAAAGGAAAATATTCCAGCTTTACAACCTCGAAACACCCACAAAATAAACCATCGATCCAAATCCTAATGGATCGACCTTTCGTGTAATCAATTTTAGTAAATACCGAATATCGGTTTCAAGGGTTTTCACAATCGTGCTCGTTTTCATAAAAGGTTTAGCAAAAATAGTGAACAATGGATATACTTTACTTGCAATGTATTTTTTCTTGTTTAAGGTCATTAAGCATTCGATTTTTAAGTAATGGCTGGTCAAATCCGTCACATGCACATGTTCTTCAAAGGGTCTATTATGTAAAGCTTCGTCTAAAGGACTGTTTAGAACTGTATAATGGGTATGTTTTTCGATTTCATAAATCAGTTCATTACGTAATACTTGTTTCAAAATATCTCCAAACTGATTATTTACTTTATATACAATAGTTACTTTGATGTATCGTTCGTCGCTGTTTCGTAAGATCATTTTATAAATTAAATAATTACTTTATAAAATGGAAAAGAAATCTCCCCTTCCTACGAAAATGACGGAAGAAGAATACATTTCCCAACCGAAACATCACTTAGAATTTTTGGAATCCAAGATCGACAATGATTTAGGATATTATTTTTGGAAGAAATACATTGCTTCCGCCTTTTGGGCACAGCTGTCAACTCCTCTAAACCTTGCTATTACTATGCTCACCGCCATTACTACGGCTCAGTCCACGTCGAGTGGATTTTTATCCCGTGAAGCTTATCGCGATATCAGTATTGCCACTTTATTGATCACGGTTATAAACACGTTTTTCAATCCATTGACACAGCTAAATAAAAACATCGAAGTCATGCGTAGCTGGAACTCTTTGGGAACAGCATACGAAGAAATTTACTATGACATCGGTAAATACGAAAACCCACTCGAATTTATTGAGCGCTATAAAGCATTGCAAAAAGATATTAATGAACTACGCGAAACCGAAGGACCGGAAAGCATCAACTTTGTAACGGATTTTATTCATACCATTAGTGTATGTTCTTGCTTGCGCGGTTACGATAAATGGCTTTCAAATGACCGGATTTTAATGAAACAGAAAATGGATGTATTGGTCAAACGTCACGGAATATCCGCGTGTTGTAATGATGACGGATGTTGCTCGATTTCAAATATCGAGGAAGCGGCACATGATCCATTGAAACCTACACGGTCTAAAAGTCAAGATGCAGGTACACAAAACCAAGGTGTAGAGGAAAACCCAGACGAAAATGTAAAAACGGAAATAAAAGAAGAAGTTTAGTCTTTTAACAATTCGCTATATACGAAATATTTGATTTCTCCAATCGAAAGTGGTTTGTATTCAAATACAATGTATTTGAAAAATAAGTATTGAAACGTAATAATGGATCCTCCGTAAATAATATAATGCAATATGGTCAACAAGAATAACCATTTCTTTTTGGCGTCTAGAGAATTGTTTTCCGTGTCTTCTTGGTTTTGATCTATTTTGCGAACCTGAATGTGATTATTGTATAATATATCGGTTTCATCGCTATCGCTATCGATCGAGTCTTTCCTATAAACCTGCATTTCCAAGGAATTGAGACTTTGATCCGATGTCAATGTAACAACGTTTTTGGATGTTTTGTTTTGACGGAATCGTTGATAACACAATTGAAGAAAGAAAAATAATATACCGGCCCCGCATATTGCAGTCCAATATTCTAATGTGTGGAAAAAGAGGATTTCATTGTCTTTTTGTCTGCTTCGACGTCCCTCTAAACTATCTTTATAGAGACTATGTTCTAAATCCGCGGCATTTTGATTTTCCAAATAAAGCCCGTTAATAAAATCTTCTTTCGAAATATGCCATTGTGCTAGTGCTGCATCTAAATTCGTCATCGGACCATTCAAAATGCGTTTTATATAAGACAGGAAAATACGCGTTTCAAGGGGTCCCACATAATAAAAGAAAAAACATATTTCTAAAATTGTAATACTTGCAATATGAAAAAATATTTGATACATAGTTAGTTACAATAATGTGCTATTTTAATATTATTATATTGGAAATAATAATATTTATACTAGGACTCAAAATAATGTATTTCACTTTCTAGTCGTGAAAATCTAAAATGTCCTATCTTTCATACATTATTGTTTAAAGTGGAATACTTTTATAAACGTTAATCGGTAATCTTTTTGGCATTTTATTTTTTTCCGCAAATTCTTCCCAAATTTGTCTTCTTTTGTCGCAATTTGATATTTTTTGCAACTCTCGCTTACCTTCTTTTTTGTTTATGTCC